ATGAAAATCGGTTTTAATTGTAGTTGTTTTGATCTTTTTCATGCTGGACATGTCACGATGCTCAAAACGGAAAAGGAGATATGCGACTACTTAAAAGTGGCACTGCAAGTTGATCCAACTGTCGATAGACCTGGTTTAAAAAATAAACCAGTACAATCAATCTATGAAAGATATGTACAAGTCCAAGGATGTAAGTATGTTGATGAAATACTTTTATATGATACGGAAGCAGATCTTTTGAATCTAATTAAAACACAAACTTTTGATATTAGATTTTTGAGTGAAGAGTATAAAGATATCGATTTTACAGGTAAACAATACTGCATTGATAATGGTGTTGAGATTTTTTATCACAAGAGAAGGCATCAATACTCTACTACTGAACTTAGAAAGAGAGTATATCAACTTGAGAAAGAAAAGTTGGAAGAGAAAGATATTGTAGACATTAAACAATATTCTCCTGAACTCTTAGAAAAATATTTTATAAAACATGAATGATAAGATAACAATCTATGGTTCCACAGGATTTGTGGGAAGTAATTTTAGGAAAATGTATGATAGTTGCATTGAGATGCAACGAGAAGAACGTAAACCACGTTCCAACAACATACTTTATTTTATTTCTACAGTGGATAATTACAATATCCATGACAATATTACTTTAGATGTAGATACTAATCTGCATACTCTGTGTGAAGTATTGGATCATTGTAGATCTGAAAATATTACATTTAACTATATTAGTTCTTGGTTTGTATATGGAAAAACTCCATACATGCCTGCAAAAGAAGATTCTGTATGTAAACCAACTGGATTTTATTCAGTTACAAAATATTGTGCTGAACAATTGATAGAATCATTTGCTCAAACTTATGGTATGAAATATAGAATCATTCGTCTGTGTAATGTCTTGGGATCTGGAGATCAAAAGGCATCTAAGAAAAAGAATGCAATAACATGGTTAGTTAATCAATTGAAACTCTCTCATGATATTGATCTCTATGATGGCGGTATTCACTGTAGAGATGTTCTTCATGTTACTGATGTGTGCCGTGCCATAAAACTTATTATGGAGAAAGGTGAACTCAATGAAATTTATAATGTTGGATCTGGTAAACCAACGTCTATCAATGAAATAGTGTCATTAAGTAAACACTACTTGAAATCTAAATCAAAAGTAAATAGCATTGATTCGCCTAAATTTCACAGTCAAGTCCAGACAGAAAATTTCTGGATGGATACAAAAAAACTTCAATCGCTTGGATTTAGTCAGAGTGTACCATTGGATCTTATTGTGAGGGATTTATGTCTGTAATTAATAAAGTACAAGAATTTGTAGACAATCTTCAAAAAGAAAATAATAATTTGTTTCCATATATTGCCAATGCTAATTGGAAACCAGGAAATTCAGTTTATTACTCTGGACCATACTGGGATGAAAAAGAACCTATTGCTGCCATCACAACTTTGTTGGAAGGTAACTGGCTTCCCTCTGGCAATGAAGTAAACAAGTTTGAACGTTCTTTCTCTAAAAAGTTTGGATTCGAAGATTCTGTAATGGTGAATTCTGGTTCATCTGCAAATCTTGTAATGATTGCGGCACTTAAAAAATACTTTGATTGGCAAGACAATGACGAAATCATTGTTTGTGTTTGTGGATTTCCAACCACAATCAATCCAATTATTCAAAATAATCTAAAACCAGTATTTGTTGATATTGACTATACGGATCTTAACTGGGATATTGATCAATTAGAGTCCAAAATTACTAGTAAAACTAAAGCAGTATTTTCTTCTCCTGTTCTAGGAAATCCATATGATTATGATCGTGTGGTAAAAATTTGTGAACAATACAATATCAAACTAATTGCAGATAACTGCGACAGCCTTGGTAGTAAGTGGAATGGTGAATACTTAACTAAACATGCCGTAGCAGCATCTTGTTCTTTTTATCCAGCACATCATATTTCTACTATTGAAGGTGGTATGGTGTCTTCTAATATACCTGAAATCGTAAACATTGCCAGGTCCTTTGCCTGGTGGGGACGAGGATGTTATTGTGTTGGACAACAAAATTTGTTAGAGTGTGGGGTATGTGGAAAAAGATTTGGTAAGTGGTTGGATGGATATGATAAGGTTGTAGATCATAAGTATGTCTTTGAACATCAAGGATATAATCTTAAACCCGCAGATCTTCAAGGATCTATTGGTTTAGTTCAACTTGAAAAATTTGAGGAAGTTCATTCCATCAGAAGAAAAAACAAAGAACGAATCTCTAAAATCTTTCAAAGCATTCCTGGTGTTCGTGTTGTGGACGAAAAAGAAAATGCAGAAACATCATGGTTTGGAGTTCCTATTATTTGTGAAGATGGTCCATTTTCCATAGAAAAACAATCTCTTGTTGACCATCTTGAAAGTAATGGTATTCAAACTAGGAATTATTTTGCAGGGAATATATTAATGCATCCTGCATACAAACATATTGAACCTGCAAAAAACTACCCCAACTCTTCTAAAGTATTGGATAATGTATTTTTTGTGGGGTGTTCTCCAACCATTAACGATGATATGATCAATTATATTGAAACGGTTGTGGAAGAATTCAAAACTAAAACTTTGTTTCATGTTTCTGTCTGAGAGGTTGCACAAACCTTCCTTTTTTAGTATAATATATATTAAAATATCTAATCAACATAAACAATATGAAGGCACAGGTGTTAACTTATTCTCGTAAAAAAGAAAAAATACAAAAAAAATATAATATATCAGATCTTCAAGACATAACTGAACAAGAAGAAGTTTTTATATATCATGGAAATTTGTCTCCTGAAGCACTTGAAGACCCAAGATTTATAGGTCTTTCTTTGTATCCTAAAAATAATAGGGAAATAAAGTGTGATTTAAATAAAGAATTGCCAATACTCGATAACTCTGTGGATGCTTTTCAATCGGAAGATGTAATTGAACATCTTCATGTTGATAGTATTATTTTTTCCTTAAATGAAATTTATCGAATTTTAAAACCAAATGCTTTTTGTAGAATTTCTTTACCCGATTATTACTCATTAAATCAAATGAAGAGAAGTATATATGATTATGAAGGTAATATTTTAGGAGATGTTGCATTAGGAGCAGTGCCAATTTTTGATAATGGTCAATTAAAAATTAAACATACAGCACCTCCTGGAGATAATCATTTTTGGTTTCCTACTATAGATAATGTTAAAGATTTGATCTTTAATTCTGATCTAAGCAAATGCTCTGTAATGAAAATTGTTCATGCTAATGTAAAAAATTCCGATCCAATTTTAGATGAAGTTGAAAACTTGGATACATTTTATGTTCGTAGATCTCCACCGATGGATATGAGATCTAATGGCAATCCAATTTCAATTATTATCGATTTTGTTAAATGAATGGGTTGCGTAAACAGTCCTTTTTTAGTATAATAAATAAAGAGAAATAATTTTTTAAGTCAATGTCAAATTTATTTGAAACTGAGTACATTAATGCTTATACTCAACCAAGTGATATGTTTGAACATGTTAAATATTTGAAATCTCTTTGTGATGATCAAGATGTTAATCATGTTACAGAAATGGGGACCAGAACTGGTATTAGTACTCGTGCATGGTTAAACAGCGATGTTGCGTTAAGAGCTTGTGATCTTAAATTTGATAGTAGGATTAAGCAGTTGATGGATATTGCTATAGAAGAAGGAAAAGATGTTTCTTACTATGAAGGAAATTGCCTGCATGTTGAAATTGAAGAAACAGATCTTTTGTTTTTAGATACTTGGCATGTTTATGACCAAGTTATAGCAGAACTTAATTTACACGCATCAAAAGTTAAAAAATATATTGTATTTCATGATACGATTACATTTGGTTTCGTTGATGAAAAAAATAAAGTTCATGTTGGTATTCCTGAAGTAGATGATGAATTAAAAGATGGAACTAAAAACGTTGGTATTTTTAATGCCATCGTTAAATTTATGATTGATAATCCAGGATGGAAATTTAAAGAGCACAGAACAGTTAATAATGGTCTCACTGTTATTGAAAGAATTTGATAATGAAAATACTTGTTCTTGGTTCTGAGGGGCAGATCGGATCTCACTTATCAAAATATTTAATTGATAAAGGACATGAAGTAAATAGATTTGATATTGTAAATGATCTTCAACAAGATCTTACTCTAATTCCAAATAGAAAGTTAGATCATGATATTCGTTTGGCAGATTTTGTATTTTTTCTAGCTTTTGATGTTGGTGGGTCTAGGTACTTAAAAAAATATCAAAAAACATACGACTTTGTTAATAATAACACCCTTATCATGGCAAATGTTTTTGGGTTGCTAAAAAAATATAATAAAAAGTTCATATTTACTTCATCTCAAATGAGTAATATGTCTCATTCTGTATATGGTGTTTCTAAAAGAATTGGAGAATTTTATACCAATTCTCTTGAAGGTGTAGTTGTTAAACTTTGGAATGTTTATGGTATAGAAAAAGACTATGAAAAATCTCATGTCATTACCGATTTTATTCGTAAAGGATTTGAACAGGGTGATTTTGACATGATGACGGATGGAACTGAGGAACGTGAGTTTTTATATGCACAAGATTGTTGTGAAGCATTGGAAGTTATTATGAATTCATATAATGATCTAAATCATAATGAACATATCCATATAACTTCTTTTAAATCTAGTAGTATTAACGAAGTTTCTAAAATTGTAACAGAGTTATTTGAATCAATTGGTAAAAAAATAACTATTAGACCAAGTAAAGATAAAGATACTGTTCAACTAGATAAAAGAAATGAAGCAGATGATTTTATTCTTGATTGGTGGACTCCAAAAACGAGTCTTAGAGAAGGCATAAAAAATGTGTTCGAAGAAATGAAAACAAACTATTTGGAGTGATGATTTAAATGAAAACAGCGATTTGTATTAGTGGAATTGGTAGATCTATCGAATACACATTCGAAAATCTTAAAGAAAATTTAATTAATTGTTGGGAGGATAGAGACGTTTATGTTTTTCTTGGGAAAAGTAACGTATCATCACAAGCGGAATCCTTATTTAAAACCCTTGATAGGTGTGAAGTCTTAGTTAAGGAGGAGGGGCAAATGGATGAAGAAGGTATAATTCTACATCCATCATTGTTTGGACCAGGACATAGTTGCACTCCTCAATCTACACTAAAAATGTATAAAGCCAGATCTTTAGTGTGTGATATGATGAATAATTCTGGAAAAAAATATGATAGAGTTATTTTATCCAGAGAAGATGTAATTTATACTGAACCTGCTAATATTTCTATCGAATCACTCGATATGAGTAAATTGTGGATTCCTGATTGGCATCATTGGTTGAATGGATATCATGATAGATTTGCAGTTTCTAATCAGGAATATATGAGCACATATGTCAAGATGACAGACCATCTTAAAGAATATCAGAAGCAAAAAGGTTATATTCATAGCGAAACTACTTTAAGGCAACACTTAGATAAACACATTGGTACAAAGAATATAAAAACTTTTTTCATTGAGTTTCATAGAATTAGAAATGGTGGAGAAGTTCTTTCGGAAGGAATGCCAAATCCCCAAGAACGGAGATATATGTGATTGAACTTAAAATAAACGATCAGTTAAATTCTATTGTATCTGGTAAAGATATTACTATTGTTGGACCTGCTCCTTATCTGATAGGTAAGGATAGGGGATCTGAATTTGATAGTAGTGATATCATTGTTAGACCAAATGAAATAATTCCTCTAAAAAAATTGAGAAAAGATTATGGAAGTAGAACTGATATCTTCTTTTGTAACTTTGGGAATATTTGGATGGATGGTATTAAAAGAAAACTGCTAATCGATGATCATGATGAACACTTTAAAAAATTAAAGTTAGTAGTCGGTAGTGCCATAAGAGGTTCCCATTCGGATAATATTTTTTCCGGTCAACATAAAAGTTCTGTACCCCAAAACTTCCAGAATATAAATGTACATAATCTTCCATTCTATTGGATTGGTAATGAAGATTATATGAAACTTTATCGGTTAATAGGAGCAGAATATAATACTGGTATTGCTGCTATATCTATTCTTTTAAATTACCCGATCAAAAGTTTGAAGATATCTGGATTCACTTTTCACACAGGAGGATCTAGTTATAATGAACTATATTGTGATGGGCACATGGATGAGATAGATGCCAAAGGAAGATCTTTTGGTCATGGTACTGGACCGACAATTAACTATATGAGGAGACTTGCTGATACTTATAAGGATAAACTTATTTTGGATGATGAACTGATTAGTGTATTATCATGAATGTAAATGTATTTAATATTGAATGAATTGTATTTTTATTTCGGTTAGAAATTCTTCTACCAGACTTCCAAACAAGGCAATATTAGATTTGTGTGGAAAACCAACGATACAACATCTAATAGAAAATATTAGAAAATCTAAGTCTGCGGATAAGGTAATTCTATGCACCAGTGAAAGACCTGAGGATGATGTTTTGTGCAACATCGCATCTCAGTGTGGAATAGAATACTTCAGAGGATCACTGGACGATAAATTGGAACGATGGTTATCTGCATGTAAAGCATTTGATATAGACTTCTTTGTCAACGTTGATGGGGATGATTTATTTTTTGATGTTGATTTGGCAGACATTGTAATTGAACAGTATAAAAATAGTCCTTGTGATTTTATAGACGGTAATGGTCTATACAACGATGTGTATGGAATAAAAACCGAAGCACTTAAAAAAGTATGTGAGATAAAGGATAGTGACCAAACAGAATATATTAGACTTTACTTTACAGAAACAAATCTATTTGATGTTCATAAAATTAAAAACATTCCAGAAAAATATCTGAAGAAGAACATCAGAATGACATTGGACTATAAAGAAGACTATGACTTTTTTGAGAGAGTGATTGATGGCATATCCCCACAGGAATTATCCTTTGACAATATCCTGAATTTTCTTTATAATAATCCTGATACTATTCACATAAATTATTTTCTTGAGGAAACTTGGAAGATCAATCAAGAGAAGATAAAACATTTTAAAATTAAATGATATGAAAAACACCGAAGAAATTAGAAGTCTTGTTGCTGAAGTATTTGAGAGCAATAAGCAGAAGAGTGTGGTGCAAGATTTTGAAGAGAGATTTTCTGAGAAGTTTGGTGTAAAGTATTCTGTTGCGGTTAATTCTGGAACTTCTGGTCTCCATGCTGCTCTGTATGCTGCTGGAGTGGGTCCTGGTGATGAAGTTATTCAACCGTCAGTGACCGTTGTTATGGACTCTTATGTAACTCTCTATATGGGGGCTACACCAGTATTTGTTGATATCAATCCCAATACTTGGAACATTGATGTTGGTGAGATTGAGAAAAATATTACTGAAAAAACAAAAGCAATTATCGTTGTATCTTTGTATGGTCTTCCTGTAGATATTGATCCAATTATGGAGTTAGCAAAAAAACATAACATCGTAGTTATTGATGATTCTGCTGAAACTGTATTGTCCGATTACAAAGGAAACATCTCAGGAACTTGTGCAGACATTGGTGTTTATAGTTTTGAAAAATCCAAGCATATGACCTCTGGTAGTGAAGGTGGTATGGTTGTCACTAACAATGAGACTTTTGCTGAAAGGGCTAGAAAGTTCGCTGGTATCGGATATAAAAATCTTACTGCAACTGCTGGCAGAACCAGCCTTGCTTCTTCTGTATTTCAGGATCCAAACTATGAACGATTTGATAGTATTGGATATAACTATAGAATGAATATAATTACTGCTGCTTGTGGAATTGCTCAACTTGAAGTTCTTGATGAACTGGTTGGAAACAGAAAGAAAATCGGATCAATGTTTCTTAAAGCAGTTGAGGGTTGTTCCTGGATAAAAACACAAGAGGTATTTGATTACTGTGAGCACAGTTACTTTACCTTTGCTCTTCTTTACAATGGTGAACAAGAGCATGGCATATCTTGGAAAGAGTTCTATAATATGTACTTGGATATGGGTGGAGATGGTTTTTATGGTTGTTGGAAAAATCCATACCTAGAACCATCTTTGAGAGATAAAAATTTTGATGGAAGAGAATATCCTGTTGGATCTTTTCCTATAGCAGAAGAATATCAGAAAAAGATAATGGCATTTAAAACAAATTATAAATCTCTTGATCTTGCCCAAGAAAAAATTTCCATACTCAGCAATCTTATAGACAAAATCGGGAGAAACTAA